TCGGCCAGTCGTTGCGTCAAGTCAGCGAGGTCTTTGTCGGTCAGGGCCTTGCGGCCTTCGGGGTGGGTGGTCATTGTGCGCCTCCTGCGGGCTATCCTGTTGGGTTGGTGCGAGGGAAGGGGAGTCAGGTTCTCCCGGTTCGGCTGGCCTGCCTATCCCGCGCCGATTAGCCTACCGCCTATTCATCGTCGTCGTCAAGGTTTTCTGACAGGTAGGCAATCGCTGTGAGGGTGCCAAGGATCAGCCGGTCAAGATCGATACCCAGTGCCGCGCACTCTTCGAGGAAGGTCAGCGCCAGGTCGGTTTCGGCGGCGGTGTTCTGGCATGGCTCGAAGGAGATGAAGCACTCGGTGTCTGACATGGTGGGCCTCCGCGTGGGGGGGGGTGGTGCGATGGTGTCACGGGGTCTGGGGCCTGCGCAAGCGGGATCATTTATTTATAAATTTTACCCCTAATAGACATGTAGGGAGGTAGACACCTATGGATGGGGGAGAGAGGTAGTCTATATAATAAAAGAAAAAATATATATCTTTATATATAGAGTAGCCTCAGACACCTTGTTTCCTTGGGGTTTCGTCTCCTGACTTTGTTTGTTTGGGGCCGACTAGATTGGCACGATTTTAGGTCACCTCGCGAGGCGCACTTCGCGCGTCCCGCCACGAACGTATTGACTTGCAGATTTAGTCGGTCGTATGAAGTTGGACATGAAGAGGCCCCGCGCAGCTGGAACTGCCGGGGCCGTGATCGAAACCTTAAAGGGAGCAGCAGGCCTCGATGAGCGGCAATATATCAGACACCCATGAACAGGCCAAGCGTTACCAGTCAATGGGCTGGGCGCTGGTTGGCATACCGGCGGGAAGCAAGGCACCATCCACCTTTGGCTGGCAGCAGCGCTCCACCCCGTCCAGTTATTGGTCGGACAATCCAACGCACAACATCGGCCTGCTGCATAGCTTGTCTGGCACCTGCGCGCTGGACATCGACCACATGGCGCACACGCGCCTGATTTGCGCGGCCCTGAACATTGATCTGGACGCCATCCTTGCGTCGGCCCCGAGGATTGTGGGCAGGCCGGATCGTGGCAAGGTTTTGTTCCGGGCGCCGAAAGGCGTTGATCTGACGACGCGCAAGATCAGTTGGCCGGTGGAGGGTGATCCGCGCAAGACGGAAGTGGTGTTTGAATTGCGCGCCGGATCGGTGCAGGACGTGCTTCCGCCGTCCATCCATCCCGACACGGGCGACCCGTATGTCTGGGCTGGTGTTGCACCTGAAAGCATCGGACCGGTGCCGGATCAGTTGTTGACGATCTGGCGGGAGTGGGATCGGTTTCGCCCGCAGTTGATGGAGGTCTGCCCTTGGAAGCGCGCTCCAGAGTTCAAGCCTCCGAGCGCCAAGTCTCGGCGTGTGGCCAATGAGGGGCAGAACGTGATTGCCGCTTACAACGATGCCACGCCGATTGGCGCTGCCCTTGAGGCGGCGGGCTATCGTCAATTCGGTACCCGCTGGCTGTCGCCCAACAGCACGAGCAAGATACCGGGCGTGGTGGTGTTTGATGATGGGCGGGCATTTAGCCACCACGCTTCCGATCCGTTTGACCCGGCCCATAGCTTTGATGCCTTTGATGTGTTCTGCCACTATCAGCACCTTGGCAACGTCACAGCGGCTGTGCGGGCCGCTGCGGAGGCTCTGAACCTTGATCGGCTACCGCCAGCGCCGACAGAGGAGGATCGCGAGGCGCAGCGGCACGGGGAGCGTGTGGCAGAGGTTATCATGGTTGGTGCCAAACAGCAGCACCCCGGAACGGTGGAGGACATTCCCAAGCATCTGCTGACGGTGCCGGGTGTCCTGGGCGAGGTGGTGAAGTATTCGGCGCGGACGTGCATCGTGAGCCAGCCGCAGTTTGACGTGCAAACGGCCTTGGCGCTGGGGTCTGTGGTGATGGGTCGCCGGTTCGTGACGGACAACCGCAATATGTCGAGCCTGTATTTCTTGAACGTGGCCAAGACGGGCACGGGTAAGGAACATGCCAATACGGTAATCGAGGATGTTCTTGAGGCGTCAGGTCTGATTGGGCTTCGCGGCCCGAATGGCTACACGTCTGCTACGGGGATCTTGTCGGTCTTGAAGGACAAGCCGTGCCATATCACGGTGATTGATGAGTTCGGGTCTTATCTGCAAAGCGCGGCGGCGAAGGGCAATCAACACCGGGCCGACGCAATGGTGATGTTGATGGAGGCATTCGGGCGGCAGACGAAGACCCTGCGCAATTTAGGCTATGCCACGTTGAGCCTGAATGACAATCAGAAGAAGGCCATGACGGTCGAGATACGGTCTCCGTCCATTACGGTGATCGGCATGACGACGCCCGAGACGTTCTATGACGCCATCGGGTCAAGGGACGTGGCCAGTGGCTTTCTGAACCGGCTGTTGATTGTGGAAAGCAGAAGGCCGCGCGAGGTGTCACGCACGCCGGAATTGGTGGATGTGCCTGAGTCGGTGATTGCTTGGGCGCGGGGCTGCGCATCGGCAGTGGCAGAGGATGCGGGCGATCTGACGGACAACGGACATGAGTTTCCGCCCGATCCGGTAATGGTGCCGTTTACGGCAGCGGCGCGCGATCTGTTTCGGGATTATGAGCGCACCATCATTGACCGGCAGAACGCGATGGATCACCTGGCGCTGGCCGACATGATGAACAGATCGCGCGAGATTGCCATGCGCCTCAGCCTGATTGTGACGCGCAGCATGGGCGAGCGTGAGATTGACATCATTGCCGCGCAATGGGCGATTGACTACGTCGATTTCTATCTGCGCCAAACGCTTGAAGCGATGTCGATAAACATCAGCGAAGGCGGGACGGACGAAATCCGAAAAAAGATCGCGGCAGCGATTGAGAAAGCCGGGACGGTAGGGCTGAAGATCAGCGAACTAATCAAGCAGGTTCCAAAGCTGGGAAATCTCAAGAAGCACGAGCGCGACGGCGTTCTTGCGATGGTTTGCGAAGACTTTCCCGTTGAGCGGCTTCAGCAAACGCCAGAAGGTGGGCGCGGACGCCCTGCCATCATTCACAGGTGGATCAGGGAGGGTTAAGCCTCCCTAAAATAATCCGATAGAGCGCGCCAGGTGCGCAGGGTGATGTTTTCATCGCCGTCAGCGACCCGCTTGACGGTCGGATGGGATAGCCCAGCGCGCTTGGCCACCACTGGCAATTTCCGATCCTCCATCTTCTGACGGATGGTTTCAATGGGGATCAAATCGGTCGTCTGCATCTTTTTTCCTTCACGGCGTAAAAACCTATTTACACCTACGCAAGATTGGATTTATGGTCAACCCTGTTGGAGAAAGAAAGGAGTTGCGAGATGAGCAACATTGACGGACTAGCAGCCGATTGGCTGGCCGCCAAGGCGGAAGAACGGGCGGCAAATATGCGCCGCTTGAAAATCGAAAAAGAACTGACTTCGGCGCTAGAAGCCAAAGATGAAGGTTCAATCACCCACAAATTGACATCCCATAAGGTCACGCTGACGCAGCCCGTCACGCGCAAGGTTGACGCGGATAAATGGAACGGTGTCGCGTATTTGATCCCAAGCAGTCTGCATCCGGTAAGGGCAACTTATGTTGCCGACGCGGCTGGCATGAAGTGGCTGGCTAAAAATGAGCCGGACATGTGGGCCAAGGTGGCGCAGGCGTTTGAAACCAAGCGCGGCAAGATCGGCGTGAAGGTGGAGGCGCTATGATCATTCGGATTGAGGCCGAAGACGGTCAGGATTTTATTGTTCGCTGTGACGAACAGACCGGCGGTGTCCAGATCGGCGTTGCGGTGGTGACAGAAGATGGCAACCGCAAGGCTCAGATGGAACACTTCACCGTTGAAGAAGCCAAGGCGGCAATCGCCGCCTTGGAATTTGCAATCAAGATCGCGGAGGCTGAACGCGAAGAAATGGAGAAGCGGAATGGCCATTAACCTGTCACAACTGACAACGCCTCAAGGGCAGCGTCCGATCATCGTGACGCTGTTTGGCGAGGGCGGCACCGGAAAGACCACGCTTGCGGCAATGTTTCCCAAGCCCGTCTTCATCCGGACGGAAGACGGCACGCAGAGCCTCCAGGGCAACGAGAACGTGCATCTGTTTCCGCTGGCCACCAGCACAAAGGACGTGCTGGATGCCATTGAAGCGCTGGCCACGCAGGAGCATGATTTCAAGACGCTGGTGATCGACAGCATCACGCAGCTTGCCACGATTGTGGAAAGCGAAATCGTGGCGGCTGACCCGAAGGCTAAAAGCATCAACCAAGCGGGCGGCGGATACGGCGCTGGCTACGGGACGGCCAGCGAGATGCATCGCAAGGTCCGGGAATGGGCCGGTTCGCTGGCCTATGAAAAGGGCATGAACGTCGTGTTTATCGGGCACGCCGAGACTGAGACGATGGACCTGCCTGATATGGACCAATACACGCGCTACAGCGTGCGGCTGCACAAGAAAAGCCTGCCGCACTACACCGACAACGTGGATGCGGTCTGCATGGTGCGTCTGAAGTCCTTCACCAGAGATGGCAATGGCGACAAGAAGCGCGCCATCTCGACGGGGGAGCGGGAAATCATCTGCCACCCGCAAGCGGCGTCGGTCACAAAGAACCGCTTCAATATCACTGAACCGCTGCCGTTTACCTTTGAGGGCGGCAATCCTTTTGATCAATGGGTCATGAAGTAAGGAGAAAACATCATGGACTTGAATGGCTTCAATGCAAACGAGGTGGAACCGAATGCGGTCTATGAACCGCTGCCTGCGGGTTGGTATAAGGTGGTCTTCACGACAGCCGAGGAAAAGCCCACAAAGGCGCAAACAGGCAGTTATCTGCAAATGAGCGCCGAGGTGGTTGAGGGACAGTATCAGGGGCGCAAGATCATTGAACGCTTGAACCTGAACAACCCCAACGTGACGGCTGTAGAGATTGCGCAGCGCACGTTGTCGGCAATCTGTCGCGGCGTGGGTGTCATGACGCCCCGCCATAGTTCCGATCTGCTTAACAAGCCGATCATGGCAAAGGTCGCGGTCAAGCCGGGTGACGGGTCATATGACCCGAGCAATGAGATTAAGGGCTATGAGCCGACCAACGGCGGTGGCGCGGCACCTGCTGCATCACCCGCTGCGGCATCATCCACACCGCCCTGGAAGCGTTGATCAAGATGCACGGCCCTACGGGGCCGTGTTACTGGATGAACGGAGAGCGGGATGAACCTTGAGCAGCACACGACGCCAGAAACGATCCGGCGTATTTTTGCCCACTATCAAGCCAAGCGAAAAAACGAGCACCGCCTACATCTTGGCGGCTCTCAGATCGGGCGCGAATGCAGCCGCGCGCTTTGGTATCAATTTCGTTGGGCGTGGACGCCGCACTTTGAGGGGCGAATGCTGCGCCTGTTCGAGACTGGCGACCGCGAGGAAGAACGCATCATTCGCAACCTGCGCGATATCGGCGTGAAGGTCTGGGATCGAGACCCGGACACCGGAAAGCAGGTTCGGTTCGAGGCTTGCGGTGGCCACTTTGCCTTGAGCCTGGACGGCGTGGGGGAAGGCTTTGCTGAGAGCAGCGCGCCGCACACGCTGGAATTCAAAACGATGAACACGAAGAACTTCACGGCCCTATCGCGGATGGGCTTGCAGCAAGCGCAGCCGGTCTACTGGGCGCAGTGTCAGGTTGGAATGCACCTGGCCGGGTTGGATCGGTGCTATTTTTTTGCAGTCTGCAAGGAAACGGACGCCATCTTTGGCGAGCGGATCAAGGCCGATCCGGCGGAAGGCATGATGTTGATTGCGAAGGCAGATCAGGTGGTGTTTGCCGACAACCCGCCGCCTCGCATTACTGATGAGCCGAGCGATTGGCGCTGCAAGTTTTGCCCATACTGGGCGATCTGTCATGGCTGCAAGATACCGGAGGTGCATTGCCGCACCTGCGCGCATGTCACACCGGAACGCGATGGCACCTGGTCCTGCGCGCGGGGCCACAAGGTAGATGCAGCCTGCGCTGAACATCTGTTCATTCCGCAGATTATGCCGAAAGGCTGGGAAGTTCTGACGGGCGATGCGGATCGGGTCGAGTATAACGACGAAGATGGCCAAGTGGTTGTCAACGAGCGCAACAGCCAGCAGCTTTTTGAAGGGAGGATGAGGTGATGACCTTCACACTGAGACCATACCAGCGCGCAGCCATTGACGGTCTTTATGATTATTGGGCCAGCAAGCGCGGCGACAATCCTTTGATTGTGGCTCCGACCGGGTCGGGCAAGACGGCTATCATCGCCCAGCTTGTAAAGGACGCGATGGATTTTCCGGGCACACGAGTGCTGATCTTGACGCACGTCAAGGAGTTGCTGGAGCAGGGCGCAAAGGGGCTTTTGGCCATGTATCCGCAGGCGCAAATTGGCTTTTACAGCGCCAGCATCGGCCAGAAGCGGCTTGACCAGCCGATCACGTTTGCTGGCATCCAGAGCGTCTACAGGCGCGCGTTTGACATGATCCCGCCACCTGATCTGGTGCTTATTGATGAAGCGCACATGGTGCCGAAAAACACCTCGACGCGATATGGTCAATTCTTGGCCGATCTGCACACAGCAAACCCGGCGGTGAAGTTGGTGGGCCTGACGGCCACGCCATATCGGCTAGACAGCGGGATGTTGCACGAGGGCGACGGCGCGCTGTTTGACGGCATTGCCTATGACATTCCAATCGGGCAGTTGATGGATGATGGCTACCTGTCGCCGGTCATCTCAAAGGGCGGGGCAAAGCAGATTGAC